GATTTCTGGTAAATCTGGATGACTCAGTACTGGCTGCCACTTCTCTTGTAAAGTTTCTGACATAAACATTTTATGTTTCCCCTTTTAATTTAAAAGTGTTAATATTTAAAACAGACCTTAACTATATTTGTTAGGGTCAATTTTTCCTAATGCGGCAGTATATGCAGCCATACTTGGGTCAACCATTCGGTTGGTCGAAGTATTTTCATCGCTATCACTAACCACTTCTTCGTCTAACTGTAGTTTTTCTTTAGAATCACTAAAGTAAGACTCTTTAATTGTTTTGACATTAGACTCAAAATTTTCATCTTGGTCAATATCTTCAATTAACTTTGTAAGTTTCTCAACTTCGCTTGAAGTTAAGTCACTTGACATTTCTGCAACCACTTGTGTTCTAACAAGTTCATCATTTTGAGATGTTAAATCGATGTTTCTTGAAACTTCTTCGTTAAGTTTAGCTTCAACTTCTTCGATTTTACTTGCAAGTTCGTCAACGACATTTAATTTGTCATCTGGAACTTCGACATAATGGTCTTCGAATAATGATTTAAGTCCTTGTATAAAGTTTTCTGTTAACTCAGACTTTAAACCTCTTTCAATAGCAAGTTCGTTATCTTTAACCCACTCTTCTGCAACATAACCTAAGAAAGAGTCAACTCTGTTGACTAAATCTTCTTTAAGTTCGTTAGAAACCTCAACAACTTCATCTCTCTTTTGAGACTCAAGTTCTTCTTTGATTTCTCTAACTTTTGCAGTAACAGCAGCTTCAAAAACTACTTTTGCTTTGTTTTGAAATTCTTCTGAAAGGTCTTCACCTTCAACTAAAGCATCGATGTCATCAGACATGTCGTAAGATTCAGACTTCTCTTCGTCATCTTCATCTTCTTCTTCGTCTTCTTCGTCATCTTCTTCTTTAGCTACTTTCTTAGACTCAGATACTTCTTTTTCATCTTCGTCTTCATCTTCCTCTTCGTCATCTTCATCAGATGCTTCTAAGATAGCTTGTAAAGATTCTTTCACTACTTCTTCGCCCTCATTCTTGAAATGTTCAGCAACTTTTTTAAGAAGGTCAGATTTTGTTGATTCTGATTTTTCATCTTCCTCTTCATCTTCTTCATCTTCTTTGTCTTTCATGTCCATTTCGTTGACTAAGGACTGGATGTCTTCCTTCTCAAGACCTTTGAGTTCTTCGATGATTTTTCTCAAAGCTTCCATTTTAGTCATATCTTCGACTGAAACTTCTTCTTGTTTAGGTGCAGTTTTATCTCCTGCGTCCTTATCACCTTTTCTCTTCTTGCTAGTTTTAGTAGCATCACCTGCTTTATCAGTAGATGCAAGAGATTTTTTCTCTGGGTCTTTTTCTGGGGTTACGACACCTTTATTAGCAACAGGAGCTGACGCTTCCATTACTTCTTGGTCAATATTTTGTTCTGACATTGGTATTTCCCCTATCTGTTTAATTACTATAAATTCAAATAAGAACGAATTATTTGTTCTTTACAATGTATTTATAACTTTTATAGTTTAGAGAAGAAGTTTTTCATAATTTGTAACTTTTTCTCTTCCAAGTGGCGTTGTTTGGTTTGTCGAATCTGGTCTTTCCAAGATTCAATCTCTACGGCTTTAAAAACACCGCTTTCATTTATCCATTCAACACCTTCCATAATACCATCTACAAAAGCATCTGGTGCAGAAGGGTCGGCCACGATATCAGCTGCAGTTGCAAGCATGAAATCCTTTTGGACATATTGTGCATCATTCTTTTGGGTCACAGACCCCATACCCCTACTGGAAACGCCTAGTTTCGCACCATCATTCAACAGTCCTTTAACTATATTACCCATTGGAGTGCTCATTATCTTTGCCTTACCGACAAAGTTTTTCCCATCTTTCTCTAGAGAAGTAATCAAATGACTAACTCTCTCAAGATTGATAGTAGGGCCATCTGGATGACCCAGTTCCCCATATGCACGATTTTTCTTAATGAATTCTTTATTGTATCGGTTTACCTCTTTCTCCATGATATCCATAGGGTAAACACGACCATTTCTGTTCTTTAATTCTGTTTGGAGAAAAACACCTTCGATGAAAGTATCTTTACTTCCATTCGCATTTTTTTCTGTTATAAGACTAATCTCGTCTGATTGGTGTTCTGATATTAAAAACATGTCTTCTCCTTTTATTTGATAGTTGCAATCTTTTCTGCAACATCATTGTAGGTTTGATTACCTTTCAAACCATTTGAAAAACCTAAAGTATCTTCTATACTAGGTTCTTCTAAAACCTCGTCTATAAAATCACTAAGGTCTTCTCCTAGTAATTTTATTAATTGTTTTGCATTCTTCCTTGCTTCTTTTTCATTTTTATAAATTGCAAGTTCTTGCCCATCTACATAAACCTTAAATTTATTAGATTTTTTAGAAATAACGATAGGTACTTTTTTTCCTTTTGCACCTTTCTCCATGTAAGAGTCAATTTCTTCTTCCCCACGAGGAAGTTTAAATTTCTTTACTTCGTCTAATGATTTGACTAAATCTTTAAAGTTCTTCATTAGTTGGTTGTTCCTGTTTGTTTAACCAATCCAGTTGAACATCCAATCTTTTCGCTTCAATTGCATCTTTTTGATGGTCTATCATCGCTGCATTGAAAGCATTAGATGCTCCAACATTGTCACCTGCTTCAAGATTATCTATCATTTTTTTGATGTCTTCTTTTGCCATAATTTATTTCCCTCTTACATGAAGTCGGAGTCTTCCTCTCCTTCCCCATCATTTTCTGTTTCTATTTGTTTGTCAATAATCTCTATCTCTTCTTCGGATTGTCTAAGAACATTCTTTCTAATCCATTGTTGAGAATAGTATTTACCAACAAACTCATCTAACTCTCTTAAAGTTGTTGCCCTTTCTCTTTGTATTTCTGCATCTTTCATCTCTACAAAGTGTGAATCTTTTTGGAAGTCGAATCTAATATTCTCTTTCTCAAGTTCCCACTCTTCAATCGGCATAATACCTTTAAGAGCAAGTTGAGCACGAAGTATTTCTATAAACATCGAACTAAACTTCATTCTGAGTCTATCTACAAATCTTGAGAACTTAACCTCATCTCTAGATATCTCAGTTGTCCTACCTAAAGAGAAACCACTTTCAGTTTCTAACCTAGAGATAGGTACATTTAAACTTCTGAACAGTTTTCTTTGGAAGTATATAATATCTTCTATTTCACCTAGGTTTTGTCCGCCAGGTAAGGTGGTAATCTCTGTTCCTCTTCCACCTTCTCTTCTTGGTAACCAGAAATCTTCCAACATACTCATATGTTTTCTGTCATCTCTGACTTCACCTGTATCTGCATTGTAGACTAGTTTATTCTTATACCTAGTCATTGTATCTGCAAGATACTGTTCTGCCTTTGCCTTCGGAAGGTTTCCTACATCTATATAGAAAATTCTTCTTTCTGGGGCTCTTGATATCCTATAGATAACAAGTGCATCTTCCATCATTCTTAATTGGTTAGCAGCCTTTAGTCCTTTGTGCATGTAACCAATGATGTTTCTTCTGTTTGCATCCATCATTCCAGATGTAGTATAAACTATCGCATCTGGTGATATCTGCAAGGTCTGACCACCTTGTCCAAGTGTTTGATTCTTCTCAAATCCACCTTGGTTATAAGTATAGTATTCTTTAACTTTATCAATTACCTCTATACCATTCTTATCTTTTTTCTTAGAAACTTCCCTAATCTTTTTAATCTGGATAGGGTCTATCATTCTAAGACCTACAACACCCTTTTTAGGTTTTGCAGTGTCGACAAGTAAATGGAAGTACATTCTTCCATCTACATACCATTTTCTAAATATATCAGATGAGGTCTGATTAAATCTCATTAGTCTTAAGACCTCAGAGAATTCATCCCTCACCTTGGACTTAATTGAATCTGAAAATTTAGTTGAATCCAAGTTGATACCAACTTGTGCATCTAAATCATTAGAAGAAATTGCTTCTTGAACGATATCATCAATTGCCATATCCACTTCTGGTATCAATGACATTTGTCGGTATCTTACGATTAAATCTTGTTCAGATTTAACCCCACCTTCCATGTCAAGGAATGTACCTTGTGCATATCCACCACCAATCGAGTATCCACCCTGTCCTACTTCTAGAACCTGTGCGCCATCATCGTTGATAGGTGCGACAAAGGATGGTGCTCGTTCCTCTGCGTCTTTCCTCTTTATTTCAAATCCAAATATTTCCATAATATATATTTATAACACTACTGGAGAGAAGAACTCTTAAAGAGTTCTTTCCCAGTGTGAATAACTGAATGTTACATCAAAAGCTTGTATCTCATCAGCAGTATCATATGATAAATCAATCTGTGCTAATGTTTGAGGATACATGTTATACAACTCATATGTTGCAATAACAGCATCATCTCTATTTAATTGTGATACAGTTGCTCTTGAAACGAGATAGTCTAAATCAGTAGCACCAACTCCACTATCCATTTCTTGTATGCTTTCCATCCATTTTTCTACTTCTGTTCTAGAAGTAAAGTTAACATCGTTAATGATTGTAACTGTCCAATCTTCGAAAGTTCTATCCCCAGCTATTTTTAGTTTATGTCCTCTAAAAGGAACTTCAACTACTGGTAGGGTTGAGCCTGGAATCGCTGCGGTTTTACACATAAATTCAATATTCTCACCCATTCTAGGAATGTAAACTTTGAATCTATTAGAACGAACACCACCAGCGATTAACTGACTTTTAAATTCATCTATAGTTGCCATGTCTTACTCCTAGTTTCCATATTGGGTATTAGTAGCACCATACACTTCTTCAAACTCTACACCAGACCTAGCTGCAACAAAGTTTAGTGTAATGAAGTTGATACTCCTATTGGGTTTAACGAATATAGAAGCTTGGAATTGATTTGCATCCACAACTGATTGTGGGTTATTTGTTTCATCACAAATAACTTGGAAATCAATTAATCCCCTTCTACCTTTTACTTGTCTCAAGAATGGTTCAATCGTTGCTCTAAATTGAGCTCTTGTAAATGCATCGTTGAATTCAAATAATTGAAACTTCGCTGCTGTTGCGATTGCCTTTTCCATGACTATGAATAACCTTCTAACATTAATTCTGTCAAATGCACTTGCATTTGTAAGTAGAGTTTTATCTCCGAATAATACAGTCCCTTGGCCAGGGAAAGTAACTACTGGATTAACTCTCTTCTTATATAGTGCATCTCTTTCAGCTTGATTTGGATTGAAAGACAATTTAGTAATTCCTAAGAATTGTCCTCTACTAAATCCTGCTGGTGAGAACCATGCATCTCTATCTTGGTCTGTTTTTGCCATGATACCTGCTGTGTGTGAACAAGCTGGTATATAACAATAGTTATCAGAGTACTTATCGTACTGATAACACCATGTAGAGTCTAATACTGCATAAGAACTAGATGTTAAGGTTTCTGCGAATCCTACGACTGAAGCAGATGCTGTTGCATTTGCTACACAATCTTCTCTTCTTGGTGAAATGACTGCCATACAGTCTTTTCTTGCAGCTGCAACTGCTATCAAGTTATTTGCTTGAGTTGTTGCTTCTGCTAATGTTCTAACATCTCCATTAGAACCATCATCCCCATTCACTGGGCCTGAGATTAAGAAGTCCACATCTTGTGTCTCTGAATCACCAAGATATGTTGAATATCCTGTGTTCTTTTGACCAGATGTTAAGTTACTTCCATCAGTACCATTTGTGAATGATTCTGTTATGGGTAATGTATGTATATCAAATGCAGAACCTGCTGCACTGAATGTACTACCCGCTTCGGATGTGTTTGAGTTGTGTTTTGTCCAGAAAATGTAGTTAGAGTTATATCTGATTTTATCTACATAGTAATTAGAAGAACCTTCTGAGTCTTTAGCATTAGATGCCATTGAAAGACCTTCGAATATTTCTAGGATTTCTCCTACGATTCCTGTTATAGAACCATCTTCGTCTATTACTGCAACATGTATCTCATCTAAAGTACTTGAATTTGCAAGTGCATCTGGACTTGAGCCAGGTGCTTTAGTAAAACTAGATGCATATTCCCATTCACGATGAATCGCTGCATTATCGGCAGGGACATTCTGTAAACCAGAAGTTCCATCTGACTCTAATGCAAATGTTATTGTGTTACTTGAGATACCAGATATTTTATATCTGTCTGTGTCACTAGCAAAAGTGATTATATCACCGACAACCAAAGCTGCACCAGAAGCAACAACCAAAGTTGTGTCTCCAGCAGCTCTACTGGCATCGTCAATAGTAGTTGCAGAGGCCTTTGAAAAGGCATCAACACCAGCACATACAGATACTTTTAAACTATTACCTAAATTACCAACATTTCTCGCTGTGAAATGACCAGCACTAGAAGCTGCACTACCAGAATGGTAGTTTGACTCA